GGCTGGCCGGTATTGCAGCGGTACGCGCGGCTGCAGCCGGTGAGTTAGCCACATCGATCTCGCTGTCCGGAGCTGCATCATGCGTCGTTGCAGCTTCGGGGCAGATGGCCGGTGCCAGCGTCGTGCTGGCGGGTGCTTCGCTAACGCGAGCGGCTGCCGCCGGCGTACTGTCGACGTCCATCAATTTGGGCGGAGCAGGGGAAATGCGGGCAAGTGGCACGGCCGCGCTGCTGACCGCAATTGCGCTCGCCGGTCTGGCCCGCGCATCTGTAGTCGGCGCTGGCAGCTTGATCGTCGGTACCCAGTTCGCCCGTGCCCCAGCCGGCGCCGGCTACGCGCCACGCCGCAGTGAATACCAGGTGCGCCCGGAGCAGGGCGGCCACCAGGCGCGACCTGGCCAAGCCGGCGGCGCGCGCCCACCAGTAATTGAGAAAGCATACCGATGAGCAAAGAACAAGTATCGGCGCCGGTGGCGCTCGCCCTGACGATGGCTGACGGCAGGAAGGCGTTGCGCCTCGAGGACGACGATACCGCGCTCGACACCATGATCGAGATCTGGGTGGCCGGCATCACGGCCGAGGCCGAGGCGCAGACCCACCGTGCCTTCGTCAACCGCGGCATGCGCGTGACCCTCGATGCGTTCCCCGACGCCATCCAGCTGAGCGCGCCGACGTTCAGCGTCGAGGCGGTGCGATACCTGGATCCGGACGGCGTCGAGCAGACGCTGGACCCGGCCGACTACTACGTCGACAAGGTGACAAAGCCAGGCTACATCGTGCCGGCGCGCGGCAAGGCCTGGCCGGCGACCGAGGGGCATGTAAACGCTGTCTCGGTCGACTACACCGCGGGCTACGGTCCGACCGCCGCTACGGTGCCGGCCGAGGTCAGGCTGTACATCATGGCGCGCCTAACCGAGATGTTCGATCCGGCGGCGCGTGAGTACAAGGAAACCCAGGCATCGGTATTCGTGAGCCGGCTGCTCGATAGCCTGTGGGTGCCAGCACTATGACGATCGCGCACCGACTGAATAAGCGCGTGGCGCTGCAGCAGCTGGTGAAGGGCAAGACCCCCAGCGGGGCGCCGACCGAGGCCTGGGAGAACGTCGTCAAAACCGGCGACGGGAAGACTTGGGCGGGGAAGCGTGAGCTCACCGGGCGCCAGTACGTCGCCGCCGGCGGCACGCAGAACTCGGTCCAGGCCGAGTGGGAAATTCGCCGCCGCGCCGGCGTGGTCACGGCAATGCGCCTGGTGCACGGCGCCGACATCTACGACATCGAGGCGGTGCTCGAGCAGCAGGATGGCTCGCTGAAATTGATGTGTTCGAAAGGGGCCAACCGTGGCTGATACCAAAAATCTGACCGGTTTCGCGGAGCTGGCGAAGGCACTGCGCGATCTGGGACCGCGCGTCGGCCGCAAGCACCTGCGCGCCGCGACGTCCAAGGGTGCCGCCGTTATCAGGAAAAAGGCGCGCGAGCTTGCTCCGGTCGACACCGGCGAAATGCGCAAAGACATCCAGCAGAAGCGCGAGAAAACCTCGGGCGACAACATTGCCAGCTACTCGGTGTACACGCGCAGCGGCAAGAAATCCCGTATGTCCGGCAAGGCGCGCAACGTGGACAAGGACTCGTTCTACTGGAAGTTCCAGGAGTTCGGCACGGCCAAGATGCCCGCGCAGCCTTTCATGCGGCCCGCGTTCGAAAGCGAGAAGGAGAACGCTGTCGACGTGCTCGGCGCCGAGCTGGACAAGCGCATCCAGAAGGAAGCCGCTGACATGGCCAGGGGGAGCTGATGGACGTCCTTGCTGAATTCCTCTCCCTGGTCGATCCGATCATGGACGGCCTGGCATTCCGCAGCGTGGTGCCGGACGATACGCCGGCGCCGTATGCCCGGTTCCTGCGGGTCGCGGCGGTCGAGGGCGTCACGCTCGATGACAACGGCGGCGACGACAACGAGACCGCCACCCGGATCCAGATTGACATCTTCGGCGAATCGCCGGACGTCGACGCGAAGACGAAGGCGATCAAGGCTGCGCTCAAGGCCTGGGCCGTCGACAACATCATCACGCTTGAGCTCGACAGCTACGAGCCGGAAGTAAAGCTGCACCGCACGATGCTCGACATCGCCACCATCCACCAGTAACCCGCATCACCCATCCAAGCCCGCCCGCGACAGCGGGTTTTTTTACGTCCAAGAGGATCAAACTATGTCCGGTATTTCCGCACAAGGCAGCAAACTCGAAATCGGCAACACTGTCGGCTCGGCCAAGACCATTACCGCAATTACCGTGGGCTTCCCGGCCATCGTCACCAGTGCTGCCCATGGCCTGCAGAACGGCGACGAAGTGACCATCGCCGCAGTGGTCGGCACCATGTCGGCACTCCTGAACGGCAACAAGTTCATCATCGCCAACAAGACCGCCAATACCTTTGCGCTGCTGTCGGTCGATACCACCGGCCTGGCCTACACCTCGGGCGGCACGGCCACGCCGACCACTCGCACTAAGGTCAACGGCATGCTGTCGTTCGACGGCTTCGATGGCTCCGCCGACGAGCTGGATACCACCGACCTGGATTCGACCGCGAAAGAGTTCATCGCGGGGATCAAAGACGAGGGCAAGTTCGGCTTCGAGATCAAGACGCTGAAGACGGACAACGGCCAGATCGGCCTGCGCGCTGCGCGCGTCAGCGGCGCCGTGATCCCGATGTGGCTGACGCTGCCGGATGGTTCCGTCGCGGCCTTCAACGTTCTTGTGAAAACGATGCCAACTGGTGGCGGCGTCAATGCTGTCCTCAAGGGCAAGGTCGATTGCAAGATTTCCGGTCCTGTGAACTGGGCGTAAGGAGAAGACATGAAACTGCTCAAACGATCCGAAGTAATCGCTGTCGAAGACCTGAAGCACGAAGACGTGCCAGTGCCGGCCTGGGGCGGCGCAATCCGCCTGCGCACCATGACCGGCGCCGAGCGCGACGAGTTCCGCGCCGCTGCCGCAGCTGGCGAAGGTGGCGTGCCGATGGGTAAATTCTCCGCGCTCCTGCTGGCGGCAACCGCTGTCGACGAGAGTGGCGCGCGCATGTTCACGCTCGAGGACGTAGAAGCGCTGGGCGAGAAGAGTGCGGAAGCGTTGGACACGGTGGCTGCTGTGGCCATGCGCCTCAACGGCCTGGGCGGCGCCGCCGTGTCGGATGCCGAAAAAAACTCCGCGAGCACCCAGAGCGACGATTCTGGTTCCGCCTCGCCCTCGCCCTCGGAAGAACAGTAAGGCAACTGCAGGCTGAGATGGACTCGGCCGAGTTTACTTACTGGATGGCGTTCTACCAGATCGAGCCGTTCGGCGACCTGGTGGCCGATGAGCGGCACGGATCGGCGGCGTCGCTGCTGGCAAACCTGAACCGTGATCCGAAGACCCGGCCCGAGCCGTACCTGCCGGAGGACTTCATCCACTGGCGCGCCACCGGCCCGGCCGTCGAGGAAGTCGAACCGACGCTGCTCGACGATCCTGTCGCGCAATCCAACCTGATCCGAGCAGCAATGTTTGGCCTGCCCCCGAGATAGGGCAGGCATTTTTTTGGAGTATTCGATGGCAGATTTGGGCAGGCTGGTCGTCAACCTGGAGGCCAACATCGCCCGCTTCACTGCGGACATGAGCCGCGCTTCGGAATCGACCGAAAAAGCGATGGCCCGCATGAACGCGGCGGCCGACAAGGTCAAGACCGTCCTGGGCTTCATCGGTGTGGCGCTGACCTTCGATGCGCTGGTCGGCGAGGTGAACAGGGCAGTTGATGGCCTGGCGCGCCTCGACGACATGATCCAGAAGACTGGTGCCTCGGCTGAGATGCTGTCGAAGCTCGGGAAGGTTGCCGACTTCACGGGCACTGACATTGGCACGGTCGACGGCATGATCGTCAAGCTGGCCAAGAACATGACGACTGCTGACGAAAAGGGCAGCAAATTCGCGAAAGCGATGTCGGCGCTGGGACTCTCGATTGACGGCATCGAGAAGCGAGATCCGGCGCAGCAGTTTGTGGATATCGCGAACGCACTTCAGGACTACGAAGACGGCGCCGGGAAAGCCGCGATCATGACCGACTTGATCAACAAGTCAGCGGCTGAGATGTTGCCGTACATGAATGACGTTGCCGAAAGCCTCAACGATTTCACAGGGGAAACGGCTGAGGCAGCCGCAGCGGCTGCGAAGTACCAGGACGACCTGGGCCGCATGAAGGTCAAGTACGACGAGGTGGCCACGTCCATCGTGAAGGACGCGCTGCCAGCGATGACCGATTTCGTTGGTGGAATCTCTGAAGGGATCAAAGAATCGCGGGCCCTGACAGGGGTGTCCATCGATAATTGGGCCGACGACACCGCTGTCGGTCTCGCGAGGGTCGTCGACGTCGCAGTGCTTCTGCCTCGCATCCTCTCGACCATTGGAGGGAGCTTCAAGGCAGTCGGTGCCGACATTGTATTCATGGCGACAGCTGCCGTTAATGCGAACCCGCAGGCCATCGCCCGCAGTCTGGCGAAAGGTATCAACCCGATCGATACCATTCGGGACGCTCTTGAAGAGCGAAACGCTGTGGTCGACGAATCGAACAGGAAACTGGACGACTTGTGGAACAAGCCGGCTAACAGCTTCGAGCAAGCGGTCATAAAGCGGACCAATGCACGCCGCGAGCTTGAGGCAGCGGCCGGCGCCGATGCGATGGCCGGCCTGGTACCAGGCGCAGGCCCTGCGCCTGAAAAGAGAAAGACGCTCAGGTACGGCGGTGATGCTGATGGCGGTGCCGCCAAGTCAGCGCTGCAAGCGCAGATCGCTGGCATTGAGGGCGTCTATAAGCAGGAGCAGGATCAGCTGGCGCGTCACGAGCGCGCAATGAATGAGCTGCGCGGCCAGGGCCTCATCGGTTTCGAGTACTACAACGAAGCCCGGCTGACGGCCATCGATGAGGCAAGCGCCGCTGCGGTGCGCGCCTACGACGCAGAGATCAAGGCGCTGGAAGGCGCTCGCGCTAAAGCAAAAGACGCGGATGCACGCGACGCGATCGACCTGCAGATCAAGGACAAGAGCGCTGCGAAGGAGAAAGCGCTTCGCGATGCGCAGGCGGCGCGTACCCAGGAGCTGCTCGAGCAGGGCGCGGCACAGTCCGACCTCACCCGCGAGATGGAGGCATGGAGCCGGCAGCAGGACCAGGCCATCAGCCAGATGCAGTTCAGCAATGAGCTGTACGGCAAGTCCGCCCTGGAGGTGGAAAAGCTGACCAACGCGCGGCGGGCGCAGCTGGAGGTGGACGAGAAGATCCGGCGCGCCCAGCAGCAGGGCGCTGTCTCGCAGGAAGCCATCGAGCGTTTCCGGAAGGAGGCCAAGGACAAGGCCGATGCCGCG